CCCCACCATCATTTAGGAAGTATGCAATTCTACCATCCTTATTTTGTTTGTTTAATGAATCGGCAAGAATGCTTGCCAAATCTTCCTGTACTTTAGCCATATTTGTAACCTATTAATTGTTAAATAAATCATCGAATGCCGATGCTACATCATCTGCTTTTTTAGCAGGTGCTTCTTTTTCCCAAGGAAGGTCACCAATTTCTTGCGTACCACCCATATCAACTGAAACAGATGATTGTTTTGGTGCGGTTACTTTTGGTTTTGGTGCTTCTAATTCTTCAACAATCTCATCATCAGTTGCTGCTGCACCTGGATTTAACCAGTTCTCTAATACTGATTTAAGTTCAGCGTATGATAATTCCTGATATAATTCAGTAATGTTCTTTTGATTTTCCAACAATTGTTTTACAACTGCAGGGTCATCAGAAAGTTTTGTTTGAGCCGGTTTGATACGGATTGCTGTTGTTGGATATGCTGCGTTTGATTCTTCTGCAGATGTTACATCCAATACGATATCTCTACCGGTCATTGGGTCTGTAATATCTCCGTAATCAGGATCAGCGATATATCCTAAAATGTCTTGGTAAACGGTCTTTCCAAATCCCCAGAATTTAACACCTTCGTTTTCTTTACCTCTTACGATAACTGGTACGAAAGTTCTCAATTTTGGTTCCATCTTTTTACCTGCTTTCCAATCATCGGTATCACCTGTACGTTTAAGTTTTTCTGCAAACTCAACGATTGGGTCAGGTCTACCAAATGACATTGGTGACAAGTACGTCTTGTTGTTGATGTTGTAATGGAAATAAAGTTCGATAAACGGAATGTCCTTATTGAATTTGTAAGGAACGATACGAATTTGTGATTTTCCGTTTGCTGGCTTCCAAATGGAGTCAGACTTTTTTGTGTTGCTTTGTAAAGAGTTAAATCTCTTTAGCGCCAATGAAATGTCCATTGTTTTTAGATTTTAAAGTTTAAAAAATTGTTTAAGTTTTAAGGTTTAAGTAGCTACTACCTACATAACTAAATATAACCTTTTTGGCTTTTTACATAGTAAATATACGACTTTTTTTCGTATTTACCAAATTTATTTTGCCCACTTTCCTCTTTGTACCAATTGCGCAATTATACCATAAACTGATAGGTCTTGGTAAGTATCCTGTATAGGTTCACCCACTTCATCCGGCTGTCCCAAAACTACCAATTGTTTCAATCTTTGGATTTTATCGTTGATTCTAAACCAAAGACCTGTAAGGGATAATTTTACATCTTCTTTAGTTTGTAAAGATGTTCCTACGGATATATTTCCTGGTCCATAGTTTCTTTGTTTTTTACAGAATGTTTCATACATTTCTGATTGGATTTTTTTAAATTCATCCATCATTTCGGGATATACCCTTTCACAAAATTCTACTGCTGATTCTTCTTTCATATAACCTATTTTTATTTATTTCCAAAATTGCCACCACTTTTTCTTTTGGGGTGGGAGACATTGACTAAATGGATTATCTCCAAATGATACTTTATTATAATATTTTGAAGTCATAATGTTTAAAAATACTTCGTGATATTTTTCAGGAATAGTATCAAAGTCTGCAATTATTTTTACATCCAATTCAATTGGTTCTTTTTCACCATTTATTAGAATCAAAGTTTCCATTAATTCTACATTTTTAGATGTTTGAATGTTTAAGTTTGTTCCACCACCTAAAAATATTTCATCTTTTTTCTTCATAACTATTTTTTACTATCCCAATACATTTGTCTAACTTTTTCTCCCAATTCAAAATCATTAGGTGTATCTAAAATTGTTCTTTCATCAATTGTAATAAGTTTTCTATTACTACTTTGATAACATTCTTTACAACATTGTCCTGCTCCTTCTACATATCCATATCGGTAATCAATGTGTGTGGTTTTTAATACGTTTGTTTTCCCACCACAAAGGATACAAACTTCGTACATATCATCTGAATTTCCAACGGACGTAACTAATCCATCTTCACCAATCGTTAAAGGTACATGATGTTCTCCCATAAAATTGTATTTTTGATTTATATAATTATAATAGTGGTGTTTCTTTCTATCATTGTAAAGAAAGTATGCGATGTAAATATCAAACCACCACTCTAACTTTTTTAGTAACTTTTTCATTTAAATTAAAAGTTTTTTTAAATGTAAATTTGTTTTTAAAAAATCAATATGAACATAGAAATGTTCAAAATTTATTTCTAAAAGATTATCTATATTTTTGATTGGAAAATCCAGATACAAAGATTTATGAAATTCGCCTGTAATCGGTTGGAATTTGACCAATCCATTTTCAATACTCATTCTTAATAAATCTAAATAAGGATTTTTTATTTTTAAATAAGGTTGTGTTTCTAATAATTTTGTGATTTTTAAATATTCTTGTGTATCATTATTACATTCAAAATTAATTAAATTGATTTGATATTTTTTATTGTTATAGAAAAAATGTTCCAAAATATCTAACTCCGTACCTTCGGTATCAATCGAAATCCAATCTATTATAGATGGTGCATTGTATTTATTTAACAAATCAATTAAGGTTATAGTTTCTACCGATATTTCATTTTTTATATCAGATATTCTAATTTCATTTGTGGTTGATTTTAAACCTGAAAATGATGGTATTTCTCTACACTCAAATAATGCACCATCATTATTATTTGATACTGCGCATTTACTTTTATTACAACTTCTGTATATTTCAAAATCCGCATGCCAAATTGGATTGGGTTCTACTACAATACCATCCCACTTTAAGTGTTTTTCAAATATAAAAGATTGAGAATTTATAACCCCATCAAGTGCGCCTATTTCAACAAAATACCCATTTGATAAATTATTTTTAAATACAAAATTTTTATAGAATAAATCATTATATAGGTCGTGGTAATAATCATCAAATGGTTCACCATATGCTACGTGATGTAACGGTGAATTTTCTTCTATTTTTCTTTTTAATGTATTATATAACGGAATATGATTGTAAACCTGTTCTTTCATATTACTTTACCAACTTTTCTTTTAATTTTACTAATAGTGCACAAGTTTCATATTCTTCATATTCAACCAACGTATCTAATTGTTCATCTAATAAATCGGAAAACTCTCTACTATCAATTGATAATGTAATGACCAAAACATTATTTACTATAACTTTTGCAAAATCAACCCTTTTCTTTTTGTATTTAATTCCGTAATCTACCCCTTCAACAATTGCTTTAGATATTTGCTGTCGGTGTGATTGGAATACTTCGGTAGGTTCATCTACCTCTATCTCTATCGGTTCAAACTTTTTTATTCTTCTTCCCATAAAACTAATATAGGAAATTTTTTTTAATATTCCAAATTTCCTTCAGTATTAAAACTTTTGAAAACTTTGGTTGGTATTTTTTTATATCCTATGTTAGCCGTTGTTAATATACAATTACGGAACTCTTCCCAATCAATCATGTATGAATTATCTACTTGTCCGCCTGTTTTAGATTTAACTACCTCGTTAAGTGCATTAATTGTGTATATTGTGTTTGATTGCTTCTTTCTGTGAACCAAAATAGTTTTCCATTCGGAAGGTATTGCAGCAGAACCTTTTTCGACATTAAAAGTAATAAATACTTCTTCCGGTCTGGTTTTACTTTCCAAAACGAAAATGTTTGGATTAGTTAGAGTGTAGTTGTTAATTATAAATTCGTATGATTTATCTAAACTCTCCTTTGTCGTAAATAAGCAAAGTAGTTGTGTATTCATTATTTTTTCTTATTTTTTTCAGCAAAACACTTTCTCATACCATCACTATACTGCATTGTAGTACTTGTTTTAGATGTTTTGCCCGCTTTTCCTCTATATGTTCTAAACCCGACTTCTTGTGATTGTCCTGTCTTTTTATCTATTGCATAACTAAAAATTTTCATACCGGTCACATTTCGTGCATTTTGTAATTGCTTTTTTGTTGGATTTGTTATTCCAGCTGATTTTAATTTTTGTATAGCCTCTTTTTCACTAAATTCGTATGTAAATTCTTGAGTTTCCTTTACAGAAAATTTTTCTTTAAATTCTTGCGTATTTTTTACTCCCATACAATTTCTCAACATTTCACCATTAACCATATCACCACCCATACTCATTTCAAAAGATTGTCCCATCATACTATGCATATCACCTTTTTTATATTTTTTTGGTGGATAATCCATTAATGATAAGTGAAATGAATCTATTACATCTTCGGATTGTGAAAGTGTTCCTAATCCCTTTTTGGTATTTCCAACTTTTACAACTATTCCATCCAAATCTCTAAACATTTTATGATAAGATTCTGCTACCTTTTTTCTTTGAACACTAACTATACTATTAACATCAATTCCATCTGGTACCTCTTTTCCAGCATTAATGAAATTGGAAGTAAGCATTCCTGATATTTTCATTATTACTTTTTGTTGTGCCACACTTCCTTTCCCATCCGCAACTACTTTTCTTAAACTAGCATAAAGACATGCTGTTGTTGGTTTGTTTGGGTTACATCCTTTTGGTAAGTTTTGAATTATTTCCTTTTTATATCCTTTTTTATCGGTAGTTGCTTCCTTAAAGTTTTTATCCAAATTATTTTTACCACTAGTTAGTAATGCTAATTGTTCTTTATCACTATATCCTTTACCACCTTTCATAAGATTTCCCGCAACTATTGTATTTCCTTCAGAATATGAATCTTCTATTTTAGAAATATTTTTAGCATGATTTGCTATAATTGTTCTGGCTCTTTGTGCTTGTTGTTTTGTTAAAACTTTATTCTTTTCAAGTGCATCTACTTGTGTTAATTTATCATTTATTTCCTGTGCTAATGTCGAGTTATCTTGAATATCTCCTGTAGAAGTTTTATCTGAATAGAATTTTATTACAACATTCCCCTTATCATCTTGTATAAAAACACCCGTATCAGATGGGTTTGCACCTCCACCACCCGCAGCTACGAATGCAATTGCATCACCTTTATCAACAACCGTACCATCTGGCATCATCACTCTTTTTGCGTTTTTAACCATTTCAATTTGAGCTGCCTTTGATGCATCGGCTCCATAAAAAGTTTCAATTTTTGAATTTTTTGATAACAATCCTTTTGATTGTAATTCCTGTTTTGTTTGATTTGCTCTATCAAATTTATCTCTTGCAGACCTAGCTGCAATCAATGCTTTAGATGCACACTTATTACTCTTCAAATCATTTGGTAAATCTTTAATCACATCTTTAGAATCAGTTTGTTCTTTACCTAAAGCCGTACCACAAAATTGATTAACTAAAACTCTTGTTAATTCTATATCCGATAAATCAGGAGATTTTTCTAATATTTTTGCACCTTCACCCGAAATGATTTCATTAAAGGCAGAACCTTCGGAACCTGGTGCAGGTTTTTTTCCTGTAGCTTTTTGGTATCCTTTGAAACCATATTTAAGCATGTCATTTTTTACCTGATTATCTCCTGTTTTTGCATCACCCATTACAGCACCTCTTTTACCTTTACCATATAAAGCGTTTGCAACTTTTGCTGCTTTATTTTTATCATCTTTAACTGGCTCTGGCTGTTGAGTGGTTTGCTTTTTTTGTTGGGCCTTCTCGGCACCTGTTAATCCAATATCCGCTTTTGGTGCCGCCGGTTTTTCTGATTTTTTAGATAACCCTCCCAATTCTTTATCACTAACACCGGCTTTTTTAAGTAAATTTACGGCCTGGCCATATGCAGCCTTTTGACCTGTACTTTTTGAATTTTTATATTGAAGAGCGGATTGAACTGTTATATCATTTCCTGTTTCTGGATTTTTTACTTTTTGTTGTAATACTTTATCAATATCTGCTATGGGATTTGAAGATGATTTTTTATTTGGTTTTGCTTCTTCAATTTCTTTAAGATATGAGAAATACACTCTTGCTTTTTGTGCAAGTTCATTCGCATCGGTATATCCATACTCTTTAAGGATGTTTACCAATTCATTTACTTGATGTTCTTTTGTTAAATCTACTATTCCTTCCGGAACTCTATAACCTAATTCTAATAGGATATCATCAAAACTATTCATCATTTTGGACATTCTTTTTACTTAATATATGATATAAATATAAAATTTTAAGGGATTACTTCTAAATCACTATAATTCTTTCCTTCATAAACTCTGACAGGAAATCCTCCACCTTCCATCACCTCTTTAACAATTCGGATTATATCATCCCTTTCAATCGGATGTACATCAAATAGTAAGGCATCATAGGTATATAAAATCGCACGGGACATTCTATCACCTAACTTATCCCACAACTGTTCCATCTTCATATAATTCACTTCCGTTTCCAGCGCTTGTAGTAGATAGTTGAATACCTTTTGTTCAGTTGCTCCCTCTATTCTACCAAAATGTATTTCTCTTTTATAAAGAGGTGTCGTTAAGCGGCCGGAAATTACGAACTTTTGGTAAACTTCCTTTATATATTCATCTACTTTACGGAAAAATTCTATACCTCTTGCCGTATCATCCAATCCCCCATAAAGATAACGGAATGTTATACCCTTTGCCGTTTCGTAATCCGTTCCGTATAAGTTCGCAAAGTATTGGTGAGCCGAAATATCGGTTGGTAGTTTGAAACCAATCATCCCTGCAATCAATCGTATATGGTATGACTCGTAATCGAATTGAAGCAGAGTACCATTTGGAAACCGGCTAACGAATGCTTCTCTACTACCATCGGATTTGTTGAGAGCAGAGTAGTTTACACCCATATGCCGGTTGGATGGTCTGCCAGTTATTGTGTATGGATTGTATTGTGTGAATACTATATCACCCTTTTTGATGTATTGTGGGTCAAACCCAAAACTATCAATAAATTTTTCTCTATCGACTTTTACCCCAGCCCCTTCCAGCCTTCCTAATGTTCGGATTGCTGATGAATACTTACGATTGGTGTCCGTTTTAAGATTGAGGTCAGGTAAGGTCTTTAATAATTCATACCATTTCATTAGAGGTATACAATCATTGAGTTCCATAAAGTCTCTCCTATACCCTCTATAAACCGATTCTGCGAACTCATTAAATATAAATGGTTTCCCATACTCTTCAAAATATAACCACTCAAAATCGAACCCTAAATTGCTAATATACCTACTATCTAAAATTATGATATCATTATCAAAAAGTGTATTTATTTCAACTTTTGATAATTTCTTTGCATCAATATGATTAAGATTTATAATACCATCTTCCTCATCAGTTCTGTAATAATAGAATGATACACGTGTCCCCAAAGGATGTGCTTTGTGAGAACTCCAAACAGGTACTAATAATTTTATTTTGTTACCACCCTTACTAAAAGAAAGTAGGGTAGATTTATCTTCAATCAGATTCATCATACCCTACAATATACTAAAAATATTTGAAATTTCCAACTATTCTCCCCAATGCTTCTTTCTTAATTCGTAAATATCAATTGGTTCTCTTTTCATTTGATTACCAGGTTTGAAATATGCACCCTTCTTCAAATAACCACCTAAAAAGTTTCTTCTCATTCTTGTAGTATCTCTATTTGGGTCAGAACCATGTACAACGTGTGAATGTAAAAGTGCAACTTGTCCTTTCTTTAAGAAACCTTCTACTTTGCGAAAATCGTGTCCTTCTGGCATTACACAACTAATTCCTCTCTCACTTCTCCAGTTTGCTGTATTTGTTGCCTTTCTTTCCTCATTATCTTCCATTGGTAAAACGGGCAATCTATGCGAACCTTCATAATTCCATACTGCTCCGTTTTCAGGATCATGATTATCTAAAGCCAATGCTGTATTAATAATTTCATTATGTCCACATCCCGTATAGAATGCATTTTGGTGTTGGTCTCTACCCAATTCACCCTTTGGTTTGAAGTATGCCCAAGTTTGCATTCCGACAACATCACCTTCCATAAGGAATTCCATTGCTTCAATCAATTTTGGATGCGCAAATAATTTTGCTAATTTATCTGAAAGTTTATGCGGATACATAAATGGTTCAAACTCCTGCCATTTTTCAGGTTCTGCTGCATTTCTTTCTAATCTTAATCGGTCTAATTCTGCATTGATTTCATCGACTTCTGATTCTGTAAGTAATTCTAATACTGTCCAACCTCTATATCTCCAATCAAATGTCATTTGTTGGATTTCTTCGTTGGTAAGATGTTTAAATTTTGACATAACTAAATAACTTTGTTTATAACTAAATATAAGATTTTATTTTTATTTTTCCAAATTATTTATTTTGGTTTTTATAATTTCAACAAATTCTTTTTTGTAAATTTCTGCAATATGTGAATCGGATGTGTTTGAAATATCACAATTTCTCCATTTATGTTTTTTAATAAATTCAGATACAACGTATTCATTATCAAATTTTGTAAACGATAATTCTTCAAAAATATCATTTATAATTTTAATTTTATTTGTGCTTTTTTCATTAAATAAAATTTCATTTGATTCAACATCATCCCACAAATACCAAATATATTTTACCTTTTTTAATTCAAATATTTTTTTAAGTAGTCTTAACTCATTTAATAAATTTAAAAACTCATATCGACCATTGTAAAAATACTCTAACCATTTATTATAGTAATCTGCAACTATTTTATTATGTTCTTCCGAAAATTCATAATTATTTTTTATAGAATTACCACCATGTAACTTGTAATCTTTCCCAGTTAAATCAAAAAATACATGTTTTCTATGTAAATAAGTAAATTGTATAATTAATATTTTATTTTGTAAAATATCCCAATTATCATTTAAATACTTTTTTAATTTTTTTAATATTAGTTCATTTGAAGAACCACCTTCAGCATAACAAACACATTTTATTTCGGAATTCAAATATTTTTGCCAATCTAAAACGGAATGAGAGCAACCAAAAATAACCAATTCATCAATCATTATTTATAAAATTGTAAAAGATTTGGTAAATATAATCCTATATTTTTTATCTTATTTGCGGATATTGATATTGCTACTTTGTTTGAGTTTTTTACACCCCTATCATCTAATTCTCCTGTATTTTTATATGTAACTTCCAAGGTCCCTCTTATTCTCCATTTCATATCAGTACAAATAAAATTTGGATTTTCTAAATAATTATCAAAATCATTTGCGTTTACTTCATATACAAATCCAGATAAATCGGCAGTTTTTGTTACAAAGTATCTTCTAATAAATCCTATTTGATAATCTTCTTCGGTTGGTGTTGGTATGAAGTTTTTAGGATTTTTAATATTAAATTTTTCAATATTTTTTAATTTAGAATACATGTTATTCTTTTTTTATAATTCTATGCTGTGCTTCGATTGTAGTTTTCCAACCTTCTGGAGAAACATTATGTTTTGTATTTGTTATTTGAAATACTCCGGTTTGATTATAAATTTCAGGAACACCATCTATTTCAAAATATTCACCACAACTTATACCAGATATACCATCTATTTCAATTGTAATATCTATCGGTGCCAATGTACTTTTTGGTTGTATTGTTGCGTGTAATTTTCCTCTACAAAAATCATCATCTTTGTATATTAAAGTGATGTTTCCACCTTCTTTTTTAAACTTCGTAGATTTTGTTTTTATTATTTCTGATAGATTTTCTGCTTCGTTATCTTTTTTTTCTTCATTTGGGTTTACGGCATCTTTTGGTTTTTGTGTTACTTCTTTCCAAGTTTCATTTATTGCTTCATAATCTATCTGATTGATTGAATAAAACCCATCGGCATTTGTGTATAATGAAAAATCCACACTTTTGTATGCCGATGCTGGTAATTTTAAATTTTTTATTTCATCTTTTGGAGTTTTTTTAATAGCAGCCATTAATGCATTTTGTGAATTAAAAACCGTTCTACCTGCCACCAAATCACTCAATTCAAAATTAAAAGAAAAACTTCTTACATTTGAATTAATCGTACCTGATTTAAATCTATAAATGCTATTCTTCTTTATACTTCCACCAAACATACCGGCCCTAACATCAAATAATGTTGCACCCTCACCCAAACTACCATCTTTTATATTACCATATGTTAAGGTATAAAATCCATATCCTGATTGGTTTATCAAATCTAATAATTTAAATAAAAATTCTCTTCTTGTTCCTGATTTTTGCCATATCTCTACAACCTTAATATAATTAACAAAAATATTTGCAGCATTTCCTAATAACATATCTTTGTTATCTTCCGATGGTTTTGGAATTGGTGTTCCTTCTGATGTCCATAAATCGTTTATAGGAACGGTCCCATCCATTAATCTTAATTGTAATGCGTTGTTTCCAGAACCTATACTTCCATCAATTGTTTTATCTGTTGAAAAAGATATCTCTGTTGATTCTTTTTTAGTTACTATAATATTTGGTAATGTTTTGTTTGGAAATATTATATCTTCGCTCGATGAGATGATACTTTTATGATAAAATATTGGTAAACATTGAATTGGTTTTTTTCCTTCTTTATCTTTATAGTATTCTGGGATATCAAATCTAAATATTTTATTATCAACATTTCCACCAGTATCTATGATATAATTCATTAATATTTCAACAATAAAGTGAAATGAAATATATGGTTTATTTGATGTAGATGTATCCGATTGCTTTTCATTTAATTTACCAAAATTAAATAAGTGATTTTTCCATTTATCCGATGGTGCCATTGATGGTCCTAATAATGGTAAATTCAAATCTGCTGAAATACTTTCTAAATATTGTTCATACGTTGGCGTTCCTTTTACACTTGTTCCTAACGTTTTTGAGTTTTGTCCTCCTTTGTTAGTTAATGGAATTGCTAATGTCATTTGATTCC